GATAGACACGAAAAACAAAAACATTATATTTATTGTAGAATAATTAAGGTTAATACAAACGGTATGTTAAAAAAATTTAATAGGAAAGTGAAATGATTAAAAGTAAAGCAGAATTAATATCTGAGGTATCTAATAATCAGTTGGAGAAATTTCAGAGCACAATTGATTCAACTTTTAACATAATAGTAAGTGGTTCAGCTACCGATGCAGATACAGTCACAACTGCTTCTTTTGGCTCAGCTATTTTTGGTAATTTACCAACAGTCGAACCATTAACTACAGGTTCACTTTTTGTATCTGGTAGTGGTGGTGTAGGTTCAGCACAATCTGGATCCGGGCACGTGATGGTATCAGGTATACATACTTAATAAATAAAAGTTTAAAATATGAGTAAAAGAATCAAATTAAAAGACTTAATAAAAGAAAGTATTGCTGGTGCTATACCAGGAAGTCTCTCAACACGTGGTGGATTTGTTAGTAATCAGGCATTTTCAACATTCAATGCTGGAAGTCAAAAACATTTTATAAAACAATCTATCTCTGAAAATGAAAATAGTGTCAAAATGAGTCCCAAAGATTTTCAAGCTGCAGTGTCAAATTTTAACTCTATTGGAAAAAGTATACATAGAGAGGATAATTTATCCAAAATAGCAAATACACTATCAGAGTTAGCTGAAAACGCTAAGAGCTATGCGTTGAAGGAAACCGACCAATGGTTTGATAAGGTAACAGTAAATCGTAATATGAGAGAATTAACTAGTTTGGCTAATTCTTTCAAAAAGGTTGCTAGTGAATCCGATGTGTTACAACAAAGAATGTCCACCTTATATGAGGATATGGGTAATATTTTGGGTAGATATTATGAAATAAACGATTCTATTACCGAAGAGGAAAAAGACAAATATGAGAAATTTTTTAGAGCTAGTCTAAAGAAGTTTGGTGTTAAATCACCCGCTGAATTAGATAAGGATAAGAAGAAAGATTTCTTTAATTATGTTGATAAGAATTACGACGCTAAAATAGAGAGAGATTAAAAACAAATAACAATTTGAGGTTATATTGATATCAGTAAAAGTTAAAAATAAAAACGTAGAACAAGCTTTAAAGATTTTCAAAAGAAAAGTTAAGGATAGCGGTATTTTATATGAAGTACAGCAAAGGGAATATTACGTTAAACCCTCTGTTAAAAAAAGAGAAAAAAAAGCCAAAGCTAGATTGAGAAATAAATCTAGAGAGAAAAATAAAATTTAATTTTTTGTTTTAAACAAATATATATATATAAATTATTAATCAAAATAAAGGAGTTAATATGGCTGATGATAATGTCGTAGAAACTAAACTAAGAACCGATGATGAGGTAAAATTTACACCAGGTGAAATGGAAAAGTTAGCCGAATTACAAACTAGCTATCAAGTGGCTACTTCTAAAATTGGTCAACTTAATGTTCAGAAAATTCTCTTAGAACAACAAACGGAAAATTTAAATAATGAAATACAATTAGCTAAAGATTCTTATGTTAAAATTCAGGTAGAAGAGAGAGAGTTGGTTAAAAAATTGAATGATAAGTATGGTGCTGGACAACTCGATCCTGAAACAGGCGTTTTTACACCTAGTAAATAAAAAAAATACCTAAAATATATATGTTTGGGTAATTTAGTTTATATTTATCATTAAACTTTTTTTTATTTATAATATTTAACGGAGAATAAATATGGCAGAGAGAATAGTTAGTCCTGGCGTCTTTACGAGAGAAAGAGACGTATCTTTCCTTCCGCAAGGGATTCAGGAAATCGGAGCTGCAGTCATTGGCCCAACCAAAAAAGGCCCAGCTTTTACACCAACAATCATAACAAGCTTTTCACAATTTGAAGATGTTTTTGGTAGTACCGATGAAAGATTTTATACACCATATACTGTAGAACAATATATCAGAAGCGCACCTAGCGTTACTGTGGTTAGAGTTCTTGGTATTGGGGGTTACAAAGCAGATACAATTGAATTATTTTTATCAACAGGCGCTACTAGTCAATCGGTGGCAGTCTTAGCACCATCAAGAGGTGGTACAGATGGAACCGCTACCATAACAGCGGCTTCAATACTTGGACTATCTGAAGAGGCGGGTGGAGCTGGTGAAGCTTACGCACAACTCTCAGGTTCAAAGTTAAGAATCACAAGTAGTGCTGCTAGTATAGAGAAGATTGTTAGTTTTGATTCATCTTCAGCTAACTACATTGAAAATATATTTAGTTTTTCTGCTACAACAGAAAAATCAGGCACAGCATTAATGCCTGTCTATTTATATAAAAACTTTAAAAGAACACAAACTGATGGTAGTCAGAACTCAGCAGCTTCAGCTTCTTTGAAAGTAACAACACAAGGTTTAGATTTAGCATCTGGAACCACAGAATACAACAATGATGGTGGGGCAGGTAATTGGACTGGAAATAGTAGATATCAATATGCTAGAACTCCATTCATCACATCACAGGCAGTTAGTGGAGAGAGATTTAATCTATTTAGAGTCTATACCCGTTCGCACGGAACAGACGTTAATTCACAATTTAAAGTTAATATTCTAAATATTAAAGACGCTGCTTCTGTAGCTGGTTCAGATTACGGAACATTCTCGTTACAGGTTAGGTCAGTCAATATTGGTAATTCTGACAAAACAAGACCCAACAATGATGACATAATGGAACAATTTGATGGTCTATCAATGGATCCTGACAATCCAAATTATTTCGTAAGAGTGATTGGTGATAGTTTTGTAGAGATTGATTCATCTGGTGTGTTATCATTTAATGGGGATTATCCAAATAGTAGTAAACATATTAGAGTTGGTGACTTCTCTGGTTCAACTGATTTTCCAAAGACATTAGTACCTATGGGATTTGGAGCAGTAAACAATACAATACCAGGTGGAACTAACGTACCTACTGCATCTTTCAAAACAAATCAAAGTAGTTCTGTGGCTGATTTTGACCAAAATGTTTTCTATGGATATAATTTCTCAGATACAGACAATCAACAATATCTCGCACCAGTACCAGCAACCGCTACGGTTGGTTCTAACGTATCAATGAGTTTAGAAAATATGTTTGGTTCCGATGGGGCTTCAGTATTATCTGATACTTTTGCTAATCAAACAACTTTGATTTCATTAACAAACTCAGCGATTGGTCAAAGAAAGTTTACCGTACCATTCCAATTTGGTTTTGACGGTGATAATCCAGCTAATCCTAAGTCAACAGGTGCAGGAATCACAACCGCAAACCAACAGGGATTTGACCACACTAATTCCGCATCAAGTGGTTCGATAGCTTACAAAAGAGCAATCAACAGTATATCTAATCCTGAGGAGTATGATATCAACTTATTAGCAATACCTGGTGTTAATCACAGATTACACTCAACAACTACAAATCACGCAATTGATAAGATTGAGGATAGGTCAGATGCTTTATTTGTGATGGACGCTTCATCCGCTAATGATACGATAGCGCAGGTCACAAATACGGTCAAAACATTAGATTCAAATTATGTGGCTACTTACTATCCGTGGGTAAAGATACAGGATAGAAATACAGCAAAGCCTGTGTTCGTACCACCATCAGTAATGTTGCCTGGTGTTATAGCATTCAACGACCAAGTAGCATTTGAATGGTTTGCACCCGCTGGACTAAACAGAGGTGGTCTAACCGACGCATTGGAAGCTAAGACCAGATTGACCCACGCAAACAGAGACGAACTCTATGAAGCTAGGGTTAATCCAATCGCAACATTTCCTGGTCAGGGAGTTGTGGTGTTTGGACAAAAGACATTACAGGCCAGACCATCAGCGTTGGATAGGGTAAACGTAAGAAGACTATTAATCGCATTGAAGAAGTTTATCGCAAGTTCTTCCAGATTCTTAGTGTTTGAACAAAATACTGTGGCGACTAGAAATAGATTCTTATCTATAGTGAATCCATTCTTAGAAGATGTTCAACAAAATAGTGGATTGAGTGCGTTTAGAGTTGTTATGGATGAATCAAATAACACACCTGATGAGATTGATAGAAATCGTCTTATCGGACAGATATTTATTCAACCAACTAGAACCGCTGAGTTCATAGTATTGGACTTCGTAGTACAACCTACAGGCGCTACGTTTCCTGAATAAGTTTAACTTATAATCATACATCAAACCCCGTGTATATCGCGGGGTTTTTTGTTTCTAATAAAACTTCTAAAAAACTTTGAATAACAAAATGCGATATTTTTTAATTATTTGATATTTATATACGATGAAAAAATTATAAGATTTTGGAGAAACTTAATGCCAGATTTACTAGACCCATCAGAGATTATGTTCACACCCTTTGAACCTAAGACTAAAAATAGGTTCATTATGTTCATTGAGGGTATACCAGCATATCTCATCAAAACTATGAACAGACCACAACTTCAGTTCGATGAAATAGTTTTAGACCATATTAATGTTAAAAGATATGTCAAAGGTAAAGCTGCGTGGCAGCCGATTGACATTACATTATATGACCCCGTAGTTCCAAGTGGTGCACAGGCGGTCATCGAGTGGATAAGATTAGGACATGAGTCTGTTACTGGTAGAGATGGGTACTCAGATTTTTATAAAAAAGACGTTACGTTTAATGTGTTAGGGCCTGTTGGTGATTTGGTTGAGGAATGGACACTAAAGGGAGCTTATATTGAAAATGCTAACTTTGGTGATTTATCTTTTGCTGATAGTGAGCCAGTAGAAATATCCTTAACACTTAAATACGATTACGCAATCCTACAATTCTAATTAAAGGAGTTTAAAATGAGTGAATGGTTAGTAGCTAATTGGGAGTATGTTTTAATTGTTGTCTATGCTTTAGAAAAGATTGTAAAGCTAACACCTACAAAATATGATGATATCGTTTTTGATATGATTTTAAAACCAATTAAGGATAAAATTACACCATCAAAATAATTTTTTATTTACTGAATTAAGTTTATATATATTAATAAGTTATAGAAAGATAAAATATGAGTGATTACAAATTCCCTACGGAAGTTGTGGATTTACCATCCAAAGGATATTTTTATCCTGAGGGTAATCCATTATCTTCTGGTAAAGTTGAAATGAAATATATGACTGCGCGTGAGGAGGATATACTGACTTCTCCGAACCTATTAAAGAGCGGCTTGGTATTGGATAAATTATTAGAATCATTGATTGTTGATAAAAACATCAATTGTGATGATTTATTGATTGGTGATAAAAATGGTCTAATTATAGCAGCTAGAATCTTAGCCTATGGTAAGGATTATTCTTTTGAATATACTGATGATGATGGTGTTACAAGAAAAGCTACTTATGATTTAACAACCGCCAAAGATAAAAAAATAGACTTTAAAAAATTAAAAAAGGGTATAAACGAATTCCCATATGAATTAAAAAATTCAAAAAGAATGTTAACGTTTAAATTACTTAATCAAAAGGATGAGAGTGAAATTCAGTCTGAGGTAAACGCTCGTAAAAAAATGTCGGATGGTTCGATACAATATGAGTTAACAACACGTTTAAAAAAGATTATCAAATCCGTTGATGGTGAATCCGATACAATGACAATCAATAATTTTGTTGATAATGAATTTTTATCAATCGATTCTTTAGATTTCAGAACCTACGTCCAATCTCTTATGCCTGATGTTGAAATGGAAACAACATTAAAATTTTCCAATGGTGAAGAAAGAGAGGTGACCGTCCCTATGACGGTAGGGTTTTTTTGGCCTTCGAGCCAATGATAAGCCCGACTTACACGAAGAAATATTTCAACTAATGTATCATAGTAAAGGAAGCTTTACTTTTAAGGACGTATACAACCTACCAATATATCTTAGAAAATTCTACATAAAGCGTCTCACTAAACAATATAAAGAAGAAAACGACGCCATACAAAAACAACAAAAACAATCCCAAAAAACAATTCCTAAATTAAATATTCCTAAAAGGTGATTTTTTCATATCTTAATATTTATTAATGAATCGTTATATCTATTAGGAGAATTAAATGCCAAAGTATAAAAATGTCAATGAGAGTATTGTTGATAAATTTTTAGACAAAATGTTCAATGTCATAGCAAAGCGTAAACTTAATAAAACACTTGTTGACTTGGGAAAGAAAGACCCTAAGTTAGGTAAGTTAATTGCTCAAGGACTTGAAAACGCTAAAAATGTTGAGAAGAGGTTGAAACAAATGAGTCCAGAAAAGAAAGCTGCTTTTGACGCATATGTCAAACAAAAAGGGTATAAAATATAATTCTTAAAAAAATAAGGAAATACAATGGCTCGTAATATGGAAAAAGACCTTGAATTATTAGCTAAGTCTACATCTTTGATTGAGCAAATCCAACAAAAATTAGATAATTCAAACACCAAAGCCGAACAATTTGCTAATAAATTTGTAAAGCTCGCAGCACAAAAGACAGATTTTATAGCTGATGAATTTGAGTTTAGTCAAAAACAAAATAAGTTAACTGAAAAAAAACTTAAAGATAGTATACGAACTAATCAAGCTGCTTTAACATTCAGAAATATATCAGCTCAGGCATTAAAACCATTAGAAGACCAATTTACAGCAATTAGTGATAGTTACGACAAATATAGTCAAATGATTCCAGTTGGAGGTAAGGTCGCCGGTACATTTGCAGCTGGTGTCGTAGCATTATCCATTTTTAATAAATTAATTAACAATGTTAGAAAAGATTTAGGAACCAGCGCGTTCGAAAGCGCCAATATAGCTGCACAATTATCAGCCGCTAGTGCGGTCGGTAAGGTATTTGGTTTAGACGCCACAGATATTAAAGAATCATTTGAGGTTATAAGTTCAACTTTAGGTGGTGTGGAAAATGCAACAGCGGCATCGGCATTGAACTTTGCCAGATTTTCTTTGAAGTTGGGTGTTTCTGCGCAACAATCAGCAGATTTATTAAAAACCTTGGAGTCGGTATCAGGTGCTAGTCGTTCAACGTTGATGTCACAATTACTATCAACAAGAGAATTGATTAGACAAAGGGGTGTGGCGCCGGGACCTGTCTTACAAGATGTAGCAAACAGCGCTGAGTTTTTTGCAAAGTTCTCCAAAGAGGGTAGTGATAATTTGTTTATAGCAGCTGCTGAGGCTAGAAAATTAGGTTTAAACTTAGGAGCGGTGGAATCCATTTCCAATAGTTTATTGAACTTTGAGGAGTCAATCGGTTCTCAATTAGAAGCGCAGGTATTGTTAGGTAGAAATATCAATTTAGACAAAGCTAGACAATTAGCTTTCAATGGTGATAACGCTGGATTATTAGAAGAGATTAAAAATATAGTTGGTAGCGAAGCAGAGTTCAACGCTATGAACGTCGTACAAAGAGAAGCATTAGCTAATGCTATAGGACTCAATGTTAGTCAATTAGCAAGAGTAGTTGCACAGCAAGAAAGTGTTAGTGATGGTTTTAAGACCATAGGAACCGTGCTTGGTGGAATTGTTGGATTAGCTATTGGAATTGGAGCCGCGATAAGAGCAGCTGTTCCAGGCGTTGGTGCGGCCATAGCAAAACGTTTTAGTGCCAAACAATTAGCAGCAACAGTAGGTTTGGGTGTAGCTGGTGCTGGTGTGGGTAGGACAATTGGTTCAGCCTTTGGAGATTTTGTTCAAAGACCAGGTCAAGCACCAACCGCATTTAGTCCTAGTGATACAATCATAGGTGTTAAAAATCCAGCTGATTTAGGTGCGGATATGGGTCAAACCAATGCTTTATTAAGAGAGTTAATAGATGGACAAGAAAGAATGAGAAACGAAATAAAGGGGGGTAATTTAGAAACCTAATGGCGTTAACAGAACTTAAATCAAACTTATCACGTGTTAGAGCAATCAAACCAACACCCGAAAAGAAGTTAGGTGATATAAGTAGAACCACGCCAACCCCACAAAAAACCGTTGGTGATATAAAACCAATACAACCAACACCTACGAAACGATTAGGACAAATAAAAGATTTACAACCCACACCCACAAAAAGATTGGGTGAGGTAATCGATATATCACCAACACCTAAAAAAACGTTAGGTAATATAAACGAATTACAATCGACACCAAATAAACCTTTGGGTAATATTATTAAAGAGATAGCTTCGACCGAAAAAACATTAGGTGATATTCAACCCATACAATCAACTCCGAAAAAACCTTTAGGAAACACTAAACCTTTGACAGAAACACCTGAGAAACCATTGAAGGATTTAAGGCAGGTTGATTTTATCACCAATACAAATGCTAAGGGTTTTTCCATCAACAGACAACCAAAAGACCAGACTGATTTCGTCATTGGTTCACAGAGAAAAGATAACTTTTTAGATAGAAAAGGTGATAGGGTTATTAAGTTTAGTGACACCGAACCTTATATGAGTGGAGGTCAAAGGGATTCGGATATCATTCAACAACAAGCCCCAACCTTAGATAACTTATATAGTAGGGCTAAAAAGGATAACGATACCTTAGGTTTGAGAAAGAGTAAATTCAGCTCAAGACAACCATTTATCATTAGGGATGTAGGACAAAGATGGAACGGACTTGACCAACCGTATGTTGGAAATACAATTGATATAGTCAGAGGTGGGCCTTTAACATTGTTGGGTAGAGCGACAGCAGATACAGAAAGAATCACTAAGTTTTTAGGTACAACACCAGGTCTAATATTTTTAGGTAAACAACAATTATTACAAAGTTTAAATCCATTAGATGTAACAAAATTCTATAATCCACTCAGCGTATTTTCAAATGGTTACAATAGAATACAAAGACATTTTTCACCATTAGCAGCTATAGAGGCGATAGTTGGTGTTGGAGTAGCAGGCGCTAGATACATAGAAAAGGTTAAGACTAGTGAGGTTGGCCAAAAAATAGGTAACAAAGTTAGTAAATTCACAGGCGGTCTTAAGAAAAGGGGTTCGGACGCCTTAGCTGATAAAGATGCTTTCAGTCCGTTAAAAGCCAAAATAGATTCTGCTTTGTTAGCCGAACAATATAGAAATAAGAACTATAAAAGATTTTCAAAATTAGGTGACCCAACGGCTAAATTCAAAGAGAGTAATGTTGATAGCGGACAACCAATAAAAGGTGGTAGAAAAACTGCCAATGTTGATAGATTAAATATGCATCCGTACGGTGGTTTATTAAGCGATATAAATGTTAATAATAATAATGATGATTTTATTCCATTTAAGTTCAGAGATTTAGTAAATGGTAAATGGATAATCTTCAGAGCTATATTGAGTGGAATATCAGATAACATCCAGCCAGATTATTCCTCAGAAAGATATGTTGGTAGACCTGATAATGTCTATGTTTATCAGGGAACCAGTAGAGAGATTAATTTTACATTTCAAATATATCCTAACACCAAACAAGAACTATATGTGTTATGGGATAAGATAAATTATTTAGCAGGATTATGTTATCCTACATTTAAGGAAAATAATCCTGGCTTATCAATGGTTTCTCCATTTGTAGGATTGACCATTGGTGATATGTATAATAATACACCAGGCTATATAAGTAGTTTGAATATCAATGTATTAGATGATACGACGTATGAGATGGATGAGGGTATAAAATTACCTAAACATCTAGAGTGTGCCGTGGGATTCACTTACATTGGTAAATATCTGCAGAGTACAACTGGAAAGCATTTTGACTTGGGGTGGTTAAATAATCCTGAAGGGGATGGTATAGGAACTTTTACGCAATATTCTGATGGTACTTCTATAGCTGAACAACCTGGACCGAATAGGGCCCCATTTGAATCATCTATTTTTCCATCAAATCGCCCAAAAAGACCAATCCTACCACCAAACCCACCCGATGTTGACTTAGATATACTTGATGATGCTGAATTAGACCCAATCGGAGGTTAAAATGAATAGATACGAAACAACAACGACAAAGAATGATACTAGAAAAAAGTTTAGGGTTTATCGTCCCACCATCTATCCTGCCATACCAATAAGGGATACTGATATATTTATTACAACCGTTGTTGGTGAGAGGTTAGAGAATCTCGCATACCAATATTATAATGATGGTTCATTGTGGTGGATAATAGCAAAAGCC